TGTGTATGATAATGATGTGGATCCACCATCCTCTATAACAGTTACAGCTACACTGCTTGTATCAATAGTTGGGTTAGATAACACAAATCTCTGAGATGTGTTGCTGTAGTTCATTGTGAAGCTGTCTGCTATGTACGTTCCTTCATACAAAGTAACGTTTGACGTAAACACTCCATTATTAGATACGTTGATTATGTTGGTTTGATCAGTTGAAAATGTGAATGTGTTAGATCCAACTCTTGATGTAAAAGTAGTTCCTTTCGGGATAACTACATTAGAAACAGGAGAAGGTGGTGTAATTGTTAGAGTTATCCTGGCATTTGCAGAGACAAATGATCTAGGGGTGTAGTTTAAAGACTTGGCATGAGAGATAACACTATCTCGTAACTGTGCAGTATCAATAAACATCTCACTAGCAACCATGTTAGTGTAGAAGGAGTTCAAATAGGTGTTGTATGACAGTAAGTCAACCAACGTGTTAATGTTAGACCCTTCAAAGTCTACATCTTTAAATGCTGTGTTATTCTTAAGGTATGTCTTAAGATTTGTTTTGATTGTTTGGAAATCTAGTCCAACCAGATCGATGCTGGTGTTAGCCATTTATCGGATCCTATTTAAAATTAGTTCTAAAGTGACAGGTTCAGCTTTATTTATTACGCTGAAAACTATATTAATGTACATCGAATTCTGATCTGGGTTGCCAGACACATTAACATCGATCACATTTGCTCTTGGTTCGTGATTTCCAATAGCGGTTTTAATTAGGTCTGCAACAACTTGCTCTGTAGATGGTGAGAAGTTCTCAAACAACATCTTTCTAATATCGCTACCAAATGTAGGGTTAAAGAATCGCTCACCCTTGTCCGTCAAAAGAATGTTTCTAATAGATCTTTTAACAGAGTCCTCGTTCTTATATGAAAGCAAGTCTTTCTTGACCAACTCTAAATCAAAATTAGAATAAAAGTCGGAATAGACTAGCGGCTTGGATGTCTGCGGTGTTGTTTTAGTTTTTCTTACTACGATTGCCATATTAGCCGCCTATGAATACTGTACTTGATCCGGACTCAATCTTATTGGTACCGACAGCGTTACCAGGATCCTGTGTGTCTGCTGTATCACCAACTCTAGCTGCTCCATTTGAGCCTTGATTGAGATTGATTGTCTTACCGTTAATCTTTATATCCCCTGTAACATTGAGATTGTAGTTGCCATTTACAGTAACGTCAACGTTGCCTATAATCTCTACTTTTGCATTGCCTTGAATGTAAACAGTCTTATCTTTAAGAACAACTTCGATGTCATCTCCAACAATCTTATTGACTCTTCTACCTTCTTGGTTGATCTCTGTGTAAGTTCCAGACCTATGGAAAACGTGTATTCTTTCCTTATTGGGAGTGTCATCCAATTCAATAACATGCCCACTCTCTGATTGATACACTCTGTTATATGGATAGACCGCAGAATATGCAGAAGAAGGCTCCGGTCCAACTGTATTTTTATTTAGAGGGTTAACTTCACGAGCAAGCAAAGTAACATCGTGCTTTGCTTGGTCTTTATCCTCTATTCCAGGTAAAGATCCAAGAACCATTGGTACTTGTCCTTCACCACCATCTGCAAAGAAACCCCAAACAGTAGATCCAACCATCAATCCATTAGGAGACAATCCAGTCTTCTGATAACTTGCACTCGTTGGCTGCATAATAATGAACGCCCATTGCAAATCAGCAGTAGGTATTTGTATTTTAGTACCGTGGTAATCATGAATCCTCACTTTAACACGGCCGAGCTTTTGAGGATCTTCTCTATCCTCAACCACACCAAACCACCAAAAAAACCCTTCAGATCCTAGATTCTTTGTTGTCATCCTAAACCAACCTTGTTACAGTCCATAGAGATATAGTGCTTTGTTTTACCAACGGTTGTGATGTTGTGTCTCAATCTTGTTACAATATAATTACCATCCACTGTATTATCAGTTCCTTTAGCTTCTGTAGTACCAGAAGCTATTGGCAAATTAAGTTCAATTACATCCCCAGCCTTTATAGATGAATCTCCTGGAATATAAGCCCTGACAAAATTAGAATTAAAAAGCTTTTGATAAGCAAGTCTTGCACCCATCATGTTTTCCAGAAAGTTTTCTTTTCTATTTGAGTCTTTAGGAATAAAAAAGCTAAAAGTTGGGGCATTGGCAAAGTCTTTAATCATTGATTCCGAAATATTGAGAGTGTTCTTTTTATCAGATCCAACCATCTGAGAAAATTTCTTAGTCATATCAAAAGTAGTGTCACTTACTTTTTTAGAAAAAATATCAAATGTAGTCACGGTATTTTTAACGCCTCCCTCTTGAATCAAATCAGTTAAATCTGTTCGACCTATATTTTCATACTCTATGATACTTCTAAACATAAGTGCTTCTGTATTTTTATCTTTTTGACCATTACTAAAATAATAAAACTTTTTAGAACCTATTTTTTCCTTACCATCCTCCATCATTTGCTCAATGCATTTGAAGTTAAATCCATCTTGGTTTTCAAAAAACACAAACGAGGACGAAACGTATTTTGGATGTACTGCTCTTTTTCTAATAATATCTATAGCTACAAAAGGTGTAACTTTAGGAAACACTATAGTCTCGTTGCCCTTACAGGGATCTATATTGAGTATCTTTTCTGTTTTGAGAAACGTGTTAAAAATATTATCTACAATATCATTAATGGTTTCATTGTAACTGTGTGAGATATTAATGTTACTTTGTGTCAGCTGTTCCTTGCTAACGCATTTTAGAGTGTACGTGTATCCTTTACCATTCATTTGTTGCTGTACATCAGAAACGGCAAACGTGTTAAATTTGTATGTGGTGGGGTATGAAAGACCAGGAGTTTGAAAAGTAATTTCAAACAACTCTTCTCCTATGATGGGGAAGTCATTTATTAATCCAATCCTATCATCAAAAGTTATTTCAGCATACAAAGTAGGAGAATTAAAATCCTCGTAAATATCTATTGATGTTATTTGATCAGATGGATTGATTTGCGCCTTAGTATTTTTATTACTGAGCGTAATGTCTTTGATAATTGTATCACCAACTTCATAATTGGTCATCTGAAAAGCTCTCTCATGTCTTTTTCTATCTTACCAACATAAGACTTATCTAATATTTTAATATGCAGTTTGCTCTCATTGAGCTCTTCTTCATATGTAAATGCTGTAACAGGTTCATAATAAGAAGCTTCCACATTAGAAATAGGCTGACTGATTGTGGTAACTGCTGTAATGGTTGCGTTTGAGGCAGCACCGGTTGTAAACGAACCTGTTATTTTATCCAGCACTACGTGAGATGTATTGGCAAATGTAACAAATCCTGTTGATGTGTTTTGTGTAAACTTATTACCAACGCTGAACGTACCAGATGAAATGGTTAGATCAATAACTTTATTAGTTTCTAACACTTGATCAAGTTCTTTTCTCTCATATGAAACAATGCTACCATTTATTCCTAATACAGGTTTAAAATACTTTTTTAAACTAGCGGTAAGTGCATTGTAACTTGATACTGTGAGAGCTGTGTCGTCTGAAGCGTAGTTGTTTCTATAAAATAAGATCTTAGACTGAGCATTAGATATTGATCCATACTTTGCAGATAGGTACTCATAAAGTTGATTTTGACTGAGTGGCCAATCATAGTAAGGATCCATTATATCATTAGCAAGATATATTATCCAATCAAGTTCGGGGTTATCATAATACCTTGCAGCTATTTGATCGGGTCTTTCACCTTGCTCAACTGTGTAAGGATAAAATACAGCAAGATTCTTTTGAACACTTTGATCAAACTTAACCTTAGATATTACATTAGTAACAATAGTATTTGCATACTCTGTAGAAGGAAAGAAATTGAAGTATCCCGCCATCACTCATCTCCTCTATCGTTTGGTATGCCTTCAACAATAGGAGTTTGAACTGGCTTACCTGCTACTGGTTTATCTGTATAATCATTACGAGTAACAACTCTAATCTCTTTAAAGTTCAATCCAATCTCCACATCTGTAGGAGAACCATCTTTGAAAAAAGCAGGAGTTCCATTAGGAGCGTAATTGAC